AGGAGGTGTCGCCTGTTCTTGTGGTCCATTAATCGCCTCTTGGCCTGCACCAACAGCCTGCATCGCATTACCTTCCTGCTCTGCCAGGGCTGCCTCTTGCATGGCTGCCTGTTGTTGTTGTCGTTCTTTTTGCTTCTTCTCCACCTCACCCTGGTCGCGCATGATGTCTGCCGGGGCATTCATCTTGCGGCCAATGGTGCGGATAGCCTTGGGTGCGTCGATCACGTCCAGGCCATCGGGGAACACCTCTGCTACGCCGGCTGCGGCCATCATGGTGCGCTCGATAGCGGCGACCTCGTCCACCTGCTGTGCCCGTGTCAGGCTGCCCAGGTACTCGATGTCGTAGACTGCGCCAGCTGCCACCACCTCTTCGGGTGGGATCTCAATCTCACCGGCACGCACGAGCATATTGAACACACGCTCCACTGCCGGGTTCAGCATATCGTTGCGTAGGTGGGCCAGGGTGGCGCCCATGTACCGCTGCATTCGCTCGTACCGGATCTGCGCCTCGGTGGCTGTCATGGGCTGTGCCTGCATATCGGGGAAGTCGATGCGGTCAACCATGTAGTAATTGCGGATGTCGGACTGCTTGCGAGCAATGGCCACGTCACTGGCATGGATGCTCATGCCGTCAGGCCCTGGTGCTGCGGCTATGCCGGCCACTGTGCGTACCACGCTGATGGTGCCCGGGTCCAGGTTGAGGTCAGCCACCACGGTGCGCTCCTCTGCCAGCAGGGGTGGGTCAATCTGCTTGGCCTTGGCTCGCAGGTCGTCCTTGCACATCTGGTTGAGACTGATCACGTCCCAGATGGCGTCCATGGATGGGCTGCGTCCCCAGATACTGCTGTTCTGCACGGACCAGCGTCCGACGAAGGCAGGCATATCGTAGTAGCCGCCCTCCTTGCCCAACAGCTCGCAGCCCTCTTCGAGCAGGTAGCAGTAGGACAGTGGGCGCCTGCCGGGGGTGACCTTCTCGCCCCACTTCAGGATCCGGTTGTTGCGTGGGTAGACACAGAACAGCACCAGCACCTTCTCGGTGTTGCCGTGCTTCTCCCGGTCCAGGATGCTCTGCGGCACGCCCTCGATACCAAACTTGGAAATCAGCTGTTGTGGTGTCCACTCCAGCCGGCGATAGAACCGCAGCACCCGGCCGCGGTGATCGGGCTCGAAGAAGACTTCTTTGAGCGGCACGCTGGTGAACTCCAGCCCACCCCAGTCCTGTCCGCGCTTAGGGCCCTCTTCCAGCATCAGCATGGTGGTGCCCGGGACCACCAGGTCCTGGTACGCCTTGCTGATCTCCAGGTCGAAGTTGCTGTCCTGCAGCTCGTAGTGGACCTTGGCCCCTGCGTCCTGTAGCCAGTTCACCGCGGCCTTGCTCTCGTTGAGCTCCTCATTGCGAAATCGCAGGTCAAACCACTTGAGCGTTGGCGATGTCATGCTGCCATGGATACTGGCTGCCAGGTTCTGTGCGGCCATCACAGCTGTGGAGTCGTATATCTCACGGTTCGAGCCCCACTCCTGACTGTGCTCACTGGCCTGATCGTTGAACATACGGCCCGAGCCCGGTGCGACGAATCGCTCCATGGTGTCCCAGGTCTGCTCGACGGTGGTGCGCTCTGACTTGATAGCGCGGAAACGCTTCAGTAGGTCGCGGTGCGTATCGTTAGCCATGACGGTTTACCTGTATTCGTGGTTGCTTGACTGACCGGATATTCAAATTGGCGGTCTTTATTGCAGCCAATAGTACCGCATCGGCGTAGTCGGTGCTACGCCCTAACCGTTTGATGATTTCTACCTTGGATTCTACCTTGATACCGTTACTCATCAGCTGATACTCGGGGGTACACAGCTCGGCTCGTAGCCTGGCGTTCCTGGGCAGGGAGACCTGGTAGCCATTCGCCGGGTTGAGCAGGTCTCGGAATGCCCACCACATCGCCGCACGCTGGTTCACGAACTTCAGGTTGCCTGACCAGTCGGTCTCCTCCTTGGCGGCAGATGCCACGTTGATAGCCACCGCCCGAGTGCCGATCAACGGTGTCAGGTGATCATAGACCGAGCTGCCGATACCGATCACGTCCACATGGACCGGGCAGACATCATGGGCCACCAGCTCGATGACCTTGGCGGCAGCATCGCCCCCTGTCTTGATCTCACCCCCAGGCCATATCTGCAACTCGTGGAAGTGCCAGTCGCTGCGTGCTGCGAGGACCGTGTCGTCCCTGCCGCCCCTGCTGGGGTCCATGCCCACGCTGGTGATTCCGGCGAAGGGTCGTTCCTCCCACCGGGCCATGGCTGCGTCCACCCAGGCACTGGGGATCACAGCCCACTCGCTATCGCCGGTGCCGGCTGTGAAGTCACCGTAGAGCATCTGCGATCTCAAAGGCTCAGGCAGGGCCTGGAGCTCCCGCAGGTAGTCCTTGCCCAGGTACTTGTTGTCACCCACCTTGGCGGATATGAAGCTGTAGCTCTTGGGGTAGAAAAACTGGTCATCATCACTGAGGGGCTTGGGGTTGGGTATGGGCTCGGGCCCATCCACCTCGATCTGGTTGCCGGCGTCGTTGATGAAGTAGCGCAGATCCCCGGGCGCTGCCGGGTTGGGGTGATTGGGATCCAGCCAGGGTGCGAACATCTCGATGAGCCAGGCGCCCTCAGCTGTTGTGGGTGGGTTGGAGCACAGCAGGGTCCTGGTACGCTGGCCCTTCTTGGTCGTTCTCACCCAGCCCTGCAGGAACTCCACCTGGGAGCGAAGTAGGTTGGCAGCCTCGTCACAGACCAGTAAATCCCGGGGGCGCCCTTGAAATTTCATCTCGTCACCGGGATTCTTGGTGCTGCCGATCACAATCTTACGCTTCACGCCATCCCAGGCCGGGACCTTCCACTCGCCCGACTGGCCACTGTAGCCGGCCCGTGGTGGGTCGATCAGCTCGGCAATGTGGTCCAGCACGCCGCCCAGCTGTTTAGCCTCTCGGCGGATGAAGAGCGAGTCGGTGTGTAGGGTCAGGGCCAGTCCCACAGCCAGTGAAGTCTTGCCGCCACCAGCAGCACCGCCATAGAGCAGTACGTCAGCCTTGGAGTGGAAGGCGTCGGACTGTGGCCCCGGCTGGGGTCTCCAGGGTATCGCCGCCTTGTACTTCTGCAGCATCGCTATCTGGTCGGCTCGGCTCTGGGAGGGCTGTGTCTGGGGCATTGAATACCTCTCGGATAAGGTCAGGGGTCATCGTTGTGGTGTCCATAGTGATGCTGCCGTCGATGTTCATCTGCATTTCTTTGGGGTGTGCCGCAATCATCAGCTGCATTGCCTTGAAGGGGTCTTCCTCGAACATTTCTACCCAGATCGTAGAGAGCGGCCGGCCGTCCTCCTCCATGATCATCAGGGCCCTTTTGGCGCCGCCCCTGATCTGCGGCATCAGGTCAACTCTGCCTTGTGGTCTCATAGTTTTTACCTATTCAACTTGTTGTTTTCGTTATCGAGAGCATATCACCCTCGGTTTCCTGCCGCTAGGGGCCCTTGGGACCCGCTGTTCGGGCAGATCCCAGCCCACAATGTCACCCACATCGAACCCGATCACATACTCACCGTCGGGGTACGGGTCGCCCTGTATGCTCTCCCGGTCATCAGGCTCGATGCCATGCTGGTGCGGATCATAGTCTGCCAGGCGCTCACGCCTGATCATTCTCGACCAATCCACAATGACCACCGTGGCCTCGTCACCGGTCAGGTAGACCTCAGCCACCTGGTGACCAGTATCGTCCAGGGCAAACACCTCCCAGTCGCTCCTAACGTCCCACAGCACGAAATCGTCAGCAATGAATACCATCGCCTTCTGGCCCAGCTGGTGTTCCTTCACCAGCGCGTTGAGGACGTAGGCGGCGATGCGCCGACACTCCAGGTTGGTCCTCATACCTCCCATGGCAAATGGTCCTCTTCCTTCTGCCACTCCAACATCTTGAGCAGCTTCTCGTGATCACGCACCTTCTGCACCGCCACACCCGGCGCCAGCCCACCACGCCTTCGCCAGTAATGAATACTCACCTGTGTCTGTGCAATCCGTTTGTCGAACTCTTCCTGCCGTTTGATGTAATCGTCCAATGCACTCATATTTTCTCTCCATTAAAAATCATCTGGACACTTAACCGGACACTCCGGACATGCCACAGGCATGTGTCCGGTCCGTCCGGCCAAGTTAGTGTCGGATGTCCGGTCTGTCCGGTGTGTATGTCCGGCTTGAGACCCACACCACATAAGGGTTTCAGCCGATTTACCCACATAGCCGGACATAGCCGGACATTTTTATATGTCCAATGGCCGAAAATCACAAAATGTCCGGCTTTTTGATCAAATTTTAACCAATATGTCGTCATAAAGTCGCATCGCGTTTTTCTTGATAACATCGCTCAATGATCGTCGCCACCGCTTGCTCACGGTATCCGCTGCCCCCTCCTGACCGCGCTCAAAGTGCTCACGAACCAGGGCCAGTGGCAGACCATCAGCAGGTGCCGACAGCCCAAACTCCCGCACAATGGCAGCGGGTGTTTGGGTATGATGAACCACATCGAGCCACAACGCATCATAGGACTGCACCACCGCGGTCTGGAAGGCTGACAGCTTCACCGGCTTCACAACCTCAGCCGTATCTACCCAATCAATCACAGCTGACGACACGGTATTACCGAAGTTGTCGGTGTGGTTGCTGGGCAGGTCAACAGACTCCAGCCTGAATGCCATCTCGCCAAACTCCTCTGCATCCTTGGCCTTGGCACAGGATACCATCACCGCACCGTCGTCAGCGCCCTCCAGGCGGATCTCGAAGTCCATCGCGCCTTTAAGCACACCAGAGCCACGCGCCTCGCCCCCACTGGCCTTGGGTGTGTGGTGGATAGCCATAATGGCGCACCTGAGCTCCCGGGTGAATACCGCCATGGCCTCAACCACCGGGCCCATGTCCTTGGCGGTGTTCTCGTCCATGCCGGCGGTGGCGCGTGCCAGGGTGTCCACAATGATAAGCACGGGCAGGTCAGGGAGACCGCGCAGCTCCTTCATCAGGGCATTGAGCTGGTCAGGTTCTCCGAAGTTGGGCATCCGCGACACCATCAGGTTGCTGGTATCGAGACCCTTTTCCTTCTCCAGGGCAGCCAGGCGGCGATTGATGCCGGTCACACCCTCGCCGGCCAGGTAGACCACGATACCGCCCTTGACCCGGTGGCCGTTCCAGTCAACACCGGCAGCCAGGTGGGCAGCAATGTCCAGGGCGAAAAAGGTCTTGCCCACACCGGGTGGCGCGAATATCTGGCCAATGGTCTGCTGCTCAATGATGCCCTCAACCAGCCAGTTGATGTGGGACCCTGCGCCCAGTCGGTTACCGGTGCTGGACTGCAGCCAGTCGCCCTGCTGGGCAACGAACGCTTTCACGCCCTGCTCCTTGGACTTCTTGATGATGGAGCGCAGTGTGACCGGGTTGCCGGTCTGTCCGAACGACTGCCACTTGCGGGTGGTCTCGCCCTTGTTGTAGCGCTCTGGGTCCTTTTGGGACCACTTCTTCCACTGCTTGAGGCCATCCTCGCGCCCCCGGTACTGGTGGTGGAGAGCGGCGCCGACACGGACCCAGTCGTCGTAATCACAGTCCACTGCCGGGTATCGCCTGAGCAGGTCCTTGACCTCACGGTCTGCCAGGTCCAGGGGCTCATTGGCTATCGCCACGTCCAGGTCGTCCATCTCGGCCATGACCTGGCCACGCTCACGCACAGACGGTTTGGTCTGGGTCATCCCAGCGTGCTCACACTGTGTCTCGAACTCAGCCATGATGGACCAGAGGTCGGATTCTGACAGCACCGGCAGATCGGCAGACAGGTCACCGTTGAACCACTCGTAATAACCCTTCTTGGCCTTCGGATGCTCACCATAAGCCACGAACTGCTGCCCATCGGCCAGGAGCTCTACCCGGCTATTGCCATACTGGGCACTGGTCACCTTGCGCCACTGGTCGGTCAGCAGGACCGGGATGGCAAACTTGGGGCGCTCGCCCACGCGGTAGGGATAGCTGCGGCCCAGTCGCTCCATGATGAAGTCACACAGGGCACGCGAGATGGCCGGGTCGTAGCAGTCCACGTCCAGGCAGGCCAGGTAGCCGCGGCTATGCCAGTGTCCCAGCACAATACCCACGCCATGGACGCCAGCCTGCTGGAAATTACCGTTTGGCACGACCCGGTCATCTCCGACCATGTCCTGCCACTGCTTATCTATCGGTGCTTTGTTGCTCTTGGTCGGTATTACAGCGAACCCCTGGGTATATAACTCAGTTGCTCTCTGTAATAGGTCCATGCTGTTGCGCCTCGAAGTAGTCGGTGAGTTTCTGCAGGGTGTCGGCGGTGGGGTTGGTGATGAGACCACTGGCCAGTTTGTTCACCGTGGCGTGCGAGAGGCCAGTGGCCGCAGACACCTTGGCGCAGTTTCTGTCCTGCAGCAGTCGGTGGATTGTTTCGGGTGTGTGTAACATTTTTCATACTTCCTATATAAAGGGGGTTGCGGAACCGATCATAACTGTTTACTATCCGTAACTCAATACAAAACACGAGATACAAAAATATGTCACACGCTAAACTCTCACCGTCATCAGCGCACCGCTGGCTGACCTGCCCCGGCTCCATCAGGATGTCCGAGGGGATCGAAGACACCTCAAGCCCTGCTGCCGAAGAAGGCACACTGGCCCACCACCTGGGTGAGCAGGCTTTGCTCAAGGGTGTCACCACCTGGGACATCACCGACGACGAATACCCCGACGAGATGCGCGACTACATCCAGGGCTATGTCAGCTATGTGCTGTCGTTCGAGGGTAAGCTCAAGGTCGAGAAGAAAGTAGACCTGAACGAGTGGATACCTGGCGGCTATGGCACAGCCGATGCGATCATCCACGACGGCAAGACGGTCCACATCATCGACCTGAAGTATGGCCTCACCCCGGTAAGGGTCGAGCGCAACTACCAGATGATGCTCTATGCACTGGGCGCACTCAAGGCCAAGACCAAGAAGGTGGTAATGCACATCTACCAGCCACGCGGCATGGCCCATGGCGCCGCCGAGCCATACACTATGAAGGCAAAGGACCTCCGCGCCTGGGGCGAAGAGATCAAGCCGGCTGCCCAGCTGTGCCTGACCGACGACGCGCCCCTGGTGCCAGACGACAATGCCTGCCGCTGGTGTCCTGCTGCCGGCAACTGCCCGGCACAGTATGCCCGACTCGTTGAGGTGGTGGGTGATGACTTCGCCAACCTGCCCGACATTGACGACATGACAGCGGAGGAGCTCGCGTTCGGTGTGGTCAACAAGAAGATGCTGACCGCGTTCCTGGGCAAGATGGAGGAGCGACTCACCGAGCGTCTGAACAACGGCGAATACATTCCCGGCGTGAAGCTGGTGGAGGCAACCACCCGTCGCCGCTATAACGACAAGGCCCGGGACCACCTGGTCCAGGCCCTGGGCGATGAAGCCTGGAAGGAACCAGAACTGATTGGCATTACCCAGGCCAGTAAACTGATTGGTAAAGCAAGATTCGAGGACATGGGCATAACAATAAAACCCGCAGGTAAATCTATACCTGTCCCCGAGAACGACCGCAGACCTGCGGTCACCCCAACCATCGCTGACTTCAGCGATGAATCCTAAACGCCAAAACGGAGAAACCGAAAATGGCTAAAATAGTACTCAAGGGAGCACGGCTCTCATTCCCATCACTGTTCGCAACTGAGCAGTACAACGGCCAAGACACCGGCAAGTTCGCCGCCACGTTCCTGGTAGAGAAGGACTCCAAGGCAGCCAAGGCAATCGCCAAGGCAACCAAGGAGGCCATCAAGGAAAAGTTCGGTAAGGACGCGCCCAAGAAGTTGAAGTCTGCAGTTAAGGACGGCGACGAGGTGGACTACGACGGCTACGAGGGCATGGTCGCCATCAAGGCCAACACCAAAAAGCGTCCGGTCCTGATTGACCGCGACAAGTCGCCCATCACCGAGGAGGACGGCACCCTGTACGCAGGTTGCTATGTGAATGTCTCCCTGGAGATTTATGGCCTGGACAACCAGTACGGCAAGCGTGTCAGCTGCCAGCTCAACGGTATCCAGTTCGCCAAAGACGGCGAAGCGTTCGGCAACTCGAACGACACCATGGGTGACTTCGATGAGCTGGACGACGATGATGACGACGGCGAGAACCCTTTCGGGTGACAGCCAGAGACATTTACACAGCACCATCAGACAGTGAGGGCGTTTGCCCTCACTGTTCTGTTCCCTATATCGCCGGCGAACACGTCCTCTATGCAGAGAACGATGGCTGGTCTTTTGTAAGCAGTGGACCACAGCGCGAGATCATCGGCTGTAAGTGCTGCAAGTCCAACAACTTTCAAGTGGCTACCAACGGAGTCGGAAATGAAAAAGAGAAACGTCTACTGGGACATTGAGTGCTACACCAACTACTTCTATGTCCGCTTCACCTGTCCTGCCACCAGCCACACCTATGAGGCCCGTCTGTTTAACGACGTGATGGAGCTCGGTGACCGCACAACGGTGGGCATCTTCATCCAGAAACATACCCTGATCGGGTTCAACACCGA